GCAAGAGAAATCTCAAGGCATACCGCTGAAATAAAAAAAGAAATGGAGGCTAACAGAATATGATTATTAGAGAACAGAACGAAGGCCCGAAAATCCCCTACACGGTGGACGGCAACAGGATCACGTTCGGAGACGACGAGATCACCCTCAACCTCATAAAGTACGAGAGGGACGAGGCTCAGACTATCGACATATGCAGGGATGACGATAAGATCCTGATCGCTGGCCCTTCAAAGTATTTTGTAGCAAATATCAACATCCCGGCCAGACAGTACGAAGATCCGGAGAAAACCATCCCCATCCCCTTCTCGATGGACAACGTCGAGCTCGTTTTGTGGGCTCTTGTGGAGGTGTAAATCATGGCTATAACAAACAGAGACTTTGATGTCGCCGTTCGCCTGCTGAGCGGCGGCACAAATGAAGCGATTTACAACGACGTCGGCCTCCCGTCCATCATGGTGAGGAAGGATAAAAAGCAGATCTCCGAAGTCATAGCCGGAGGCAGCGCAAGCACTCACCCGGCCTTTATAGTGGACGGCGTCGAGGTTCCTTCCTTCTACATCAGCAAGTTCCAAAATGTAGTATATAAAGGCAGAGCCTACTCTCTGCCTATGCAGGATCCCGGAAACTCCATAAACTTCGACAACGCAAAGGCAGCCTGCGAGGCGAATGGCCCGGGCTTCCACCTTCCGACTATTGCCGAATATGCCTTTATTGCACAGGAGGCAAGGAACCGCGGAACGATGCCGAGGGGCAACAACAACTACGGCAAAGATCACTCGGCCCCATGGGAAACGGGTATACCGACATATATCGACGGCGAAGGAAGAGTTTGCAGAGTGGCCACAGGTTCCGGCCCAGTCTCATGGTCAGATAACTGGCAAGAAGATGGCATATGGGACTTGAATGGCAACGTCCACGAGTGGCAAGGTGGATACAGGACGGTCGACGGGGAAATCCAGATCATACCCGACAACAATGCAGCCATGCAGATAAACCAAAACCCTGATAGCACGTTCTGGAAGGCAATTATGCCGGACGGTTCACTGGTGGCTCCGGGTACACCCGGGACACTAAAATGGGACTACTTAAACCCGGTGCCAGTAGGAGGAACGGGAGAGTATGCCTTCAGGCTGAACACGGTAATCGCAAACCCGGCAGACAATGAGACGGCATATGGATCAGTCTTGTTTCACGCCTTAACAGCAGCCGACGGCGTAAATGTTCCGGAGCTCCTAAAAGTCCTCTGTCTATTCCCTAACGAGCCGGGCGGCGACTATGGAAACGACAGGCTATATATGAGGAACATCGGAGAGCGGCTCGCGTATCGTGGCGGCAACTGGACCATCGCGTCGAACGCTGGTGTGTTCTGCATGGGCGGCTCCCACCCTCGGTCGCACGTCCCCGCGGCCCTCGGCTTCCGCTCCGCTTACATTCCGGGGATCTGAGATCTGCCAATCTGAAAATCTGACAAGGGCGTCCCGCCAAAGGACGCCCTTCCATATTTGAGGTGAACACATGGCCGATTTTATACTACAACAGCGAATAAACCGCATGATCCTGAAATCGACGCCCCGCATCATGAACATGAAGAAGCCCGAGAAGTTCGTCCTCGGCGCTGCGATCCGGGAAAGCGAATACAAGATCCTGCGGCTTACTATACTCGGGAACAAGACAAGAGACAGCAAAAGACCGTACCAGATGGAGATCGACGCAGAGCTCGAAGTTCTACGGGCCTATATTGATATAGCAGTCGCACCAGAGGCACGGCTTATTTCCACGGGTGTGCATGAGGAATGGTCGAAGGAAATCAACGAGATCGGCCGCCTCCTCGGCAAGTGGATAAAATCCACTAAATAGCACCTGCGGGGGATGCGCCGAATAAAATCGAGCGGCTCGCGTATCGTGGCGGCAACTGGAACAACACGTCGAACGCTGGTGTGTTCTACATGAACGGCAACAACCCTCGGTCGAACGTCGGCGCGTACATCGGCTTCCGCTCCGCTCTGGCCTGAATGTTAGAAGCCTGTCGCTCAAGGGCGAAGGACAACGCCAAGGCCAAAGGGGCGCATCTCCCTACCTCCTGAGTAAACAGGGGGCAAAAGATTAAATTGCCATGAAGGCAGGCGCGCCGGGAGACCGGACTCGGAAGCTACCAACCCAAAAGCAGCCTCCGGGTATTGCCACGCATGGCGTCAATATTGTGAGGGAGACAGATGGCAAAAATATCAAACATTTACAAGGACATTTACAGCTGGGACAACCTCTACAACGCGTACAGAGAGGCAGCTCGCGGCAAATGGTTCAGGGATGACGTGGCGCGCTTTACGGCTCACCTCGATGAAAACCTGATCCAGCTCCAAAACGAGCTCATGTGGCACACCTACAAGGTCGGCCGGTACCGCGAGTTCTATGTCTACGAGCCTAAAAAGCGCCTGATCATGGCGCTGCAATTCAGGGATCGCGTCGTGCAGTGGGCTATATACCGGCAAATCAACCACCTATTTGATAAGCAATTCATTTATGACTCTTACGGCTGCCGGGAAGGCAAGGGAACCCACCGAGCAGCTGACCGCCTTCAATACTGGATGCGGGCAGTCGACAGAAAGCCGAGTGAATGGTATTACCTGAAGCTCGACATCAGCAAATATTTTTACCGTGTAGATCACCGGACACTCATGGACATCCTGCGCCGGAAAATTGACGACGAGGATCTCCTCTGGCTGCTCGGTACGATCATTAACTGCGAGCATACGGCCTTCGGCCTGCCGCTGGGCCTGAGCCCTGACCAATGCGACAAGGCTGACCGACTCATGGAGGTCGGGATGCCGATCGGCAACCTGACGAGCCAACTGTTCGCAAATATCTACCTCAACGAGCTCGATCAATTCGCAAAGCACGAGCTCCGGCTCCGTTATTACATCAGGTACATGGATGACGTGATCATCCTGCACCAAGACAAGAAATATCTGCACGAGGTAAAGGACAGGATCGAGGTATTCCTCAACGAGGAGCTCAGGCTCCACCTGAACAACAAGACGGCCATCCGGAAAGTGAAGTCCGGGATCGAGTTCGTTGGCTTCAGGATATTTCCGACGCATCGGAAGTACAAGAAGAAATCCCTGCGCAAACTCATGAGCCGGCTGAAATATGTGGCCAAAGAGTACGCAGCGGGACGCATGAGTCTCGAGAAGGTCAACGCCACAGTCCAGTCCTATTATGGAGCTATGCAGCACTTCAACAGCTACGGCCTGCGCCGTAAATTGTCACAAACGGTGGTGTTCAAGAGAACGACACCAGAAATGGAGGGATCCGACGATGCACAGAACTGAAGGAGGTGGCAGCCTATGGCCGACATAAGCACAGTCATCGCGGTCGTGGGCTGCGCTCTATCTCTCGCCGGCTTCTGGATAGGCCGAGCGACAGCTCACAGAACCGAGGGAAAGGAGGCCGGCAGTCTGGCGACTGACCTGAAATACATCAAGGAGAGCGTCGAACGTATCGAGACACGCCTGAACGATGACGTCAAGCGTCTCGAGGGCAGGATCGACGAGCTCAGCAACCAGCTTGTCACTATTGCAGGCACAGCGGCCAAGGGCTACGAGTCCGCAAAGATGGAGCACAACCGGCTCAACGAACACCTCGAAAGAGACCACGGGCAAACCGTTGTCAGGGCACGAAACTCATTAAACGAGTAAAAGGAGGGAAACGAGAATGATCGACATTACCCCAGTAATCAACGCGGTGATCGCTATCATCGCAGCGGTGATCACGGCTTTTTTGGTGCCGTGGATCAAGAGCAAGACCACGGAGCAGCAGCGCAAAGAGATCGGCGCATGGGTGAAGATCGCAGTCGCAGCAGCCGAGCAGCTCTATAAGGGTGCGGGCCGTGGCGCAGAGAAAAAGGCTTACGTCATTGAGTTCCTGAAGAAAAACGGCTTCACTGTCGACACAGAGGCCATCGACGCCATGATCGAAGCAGCCGTCCAGCAGCTCAACAGCGAGATCGGCCTTATTATCGAATAACGGAGGCGAACAGCATGAGCAGGAAGCGTAAAAGCTCAAGAAAAAAGAAGATCGAGTTCTCCAAGGTCATATTCGTCGGCATATCTACGGTCACCATATCGGTGGCCGTTTTTGCTTGCGTTATGATCTGGAGAACCGGTGATCTCTCCCCTCTGGCCTACCTGATCCCCTCTGTCTTTGCAGAGCTGGCGACAGCCACCGGCTTCTATTACCGGAAGGCACAGAAGGAAAATGAGATCAAGCTGCCCCAGTATTTAGCAGGACAGCAAGAAGATCCAGAAGCTACGACTGGAGAACTCCAGAACGAAACCTTCAGCGGATAGGAGGAAAACGTCATGAAAATATGTATTGACCCCGGGCACGGGCAGTATGGGAACCCGGGCGTGACAAAACCATACTACGAAGGGACGCAAATGTTCAAACTCGCCCAGCTGCAAAAGGCTGAGCTTGAGAAGTACGAGAACACAACCGTCGTCATCACCAGAAAGAAGATCACAGACGATCCAAGCCTCGCAGCAAGGGGCCAGATGGCCGCTGGCTTCGATCTGTTCCTGAGTGACCACAGCAACGCACCCGGAGACGGTGCCGCAAATTATAACGCCATCACCGGGACGACCGTGCTGGACTCAGTAACAAGACCCAATAAGACGCTGGCCACCGCCCTCGGCGAAACCGTGGCCAAGGTCATGGGCCACCACTTCAGGGGCATCACATACAAGAAAAACGACTCCGGAACCGACTGGTATGGAGTCTTGAGAAGTGCCATAGCAGCAGGCTGCAAGAGCGCGCTCCTGATCGAGCACGGCTTCCACACCAACCCAAAGGACTGCGGCTTTTTGCTTCAGGATGCAAACCTTGAGAAATTGGCAAAGGCTGAGGTAGACGTCATCGCTGCGCACTATGGCCTAAAACTCAAAGGATCCACAAAGCAGCCAGAGGCTCCGACAGCTGGCAGTCATCCGATCGTGGGAAAGGCTACGGCCACCGCAGCACAGGCCAAGACATGGGCCAAGAACAACGGAGCGACCTCTTTATTCATTGAGCTGGCCGACACCTTCTGGAGGATCGCACAGGCCGCCGGCGTCAATCCGGTCGTCGCATATGCACAGAGCGCCAAAGAAACCGGGTACGGACATTTCAAGGGCGTGCTGGATGCCAGCTTTATGAACCCATGCGGCCTCAAGACAACGGCCGGCGGTGCGAACAATGACCCGAACGCTCACAAGCGCTTCAGTTCATGGGAGGAAGGCATCACCGCACAGGTCGATCACCTCGCACTATACGCAGGGGCTCCGGGCTATCCTAAAGCAGGAACTCCGGATCCTCGTCATTTCCCATACCTGAAGGGTACAGCTCCAACCGTGGAGCAACTCGGAGGCAAATGGGCCCCGGCTTCTACCTATGGCACCGACATCGTGGCCATGATGGCCAAGCTGGAAGCAACCAAGGCAGCGACAGCTCCGGAGCCTGCTGTCATGTACTACGTCCAGACCGGCGCATATTCCAACAAGACCAACGCCGACGCACAATATCACAAGGTTAAGGCTGCCGGCTTCGATGCCATCATCAAGCAGTCGGGCAATCTTTACAGAGTGCAGGTCG